CCGTATACTTATCATCCATTGTTGCAATTTGAATCTGTAGAGGCATCGGTACATCGTTGACAATGTTCTTCAAAAGAGGCCACGAAAGCACTTGCAAATTTGCAACGGGAGCGTCCGGGTCCCCGGTGGGATCGTACAGCGTTATCGGATCGGTTACTTCCGGCAGGTATTCCTGCGGATGCTTCGGGTCCCAGCACTCGGAACATACAAGCAGGTCCGGAAACTGGCCATCATAGACGAGCTTGCGCAGCAATGTTTTCTTGCTGCAACGCTCGCACATGCCAAGAGCATGCGCGCCAGTGGCGTAGTTTCCACTTCCTCTCGCGCCCATTATCGCCTACCTCTGTATCGATCATACCGAACCCTCAGCACTGCATCTCCAGTGTCGCGGTCCTCTGCAATGGCTCGTCCCATCGCTCCGCCCGGAATGCTGTTCCTGTATTCATCGTAATTCTCACCGAGGTAGTCTTGCTTCCGCACCTTTTGGCGCTCAGGAGCATACTTACGGGACAGATGATACGCAAGACCGCACGCGAACGCTTCTTGGTAATTCGGCGTGATGTCGAGAGTGTTCGACATATCGCCACCGTCTTCTTGGATGCGGATGTACCACATCTCGATTGTGTCTGTTGTGTTTTCTGCGGCCTGCCACAGAAACACTGTTGAACCGACCGCCCCTGTGAAGGAACCGCGGTCCACGAAATACCTATCTGGTCGTCCAGTCAAGGCCTTGTCATGCAGGGCGTTGTAATCGGATCGGGCAATCGGGTACATCTCCGATTCTCGTCCGCTTCTTTTCAGTGTGGCATGGAAAATGTCTATGCCGCCGGCAGGCAGCACGAAGCTCTGCTGGCCCACGCTCGTCAGAACCTGAGTCAACTTCACAAGTGTGTGCTGCTTATAGCCGAAGTTTTGCCAGTCGGTGAATACAAGGTTCGCCGATCTAAGCGCAGACCTAATGTGACGGGCCTTCAGATCAGCGGGGTCAATCCCGCATCTCTCGAAGGCTTCGTCAATGTGGTCTGCCAACCGCGGGTTAAAGACAAATGTGCCTGAACTCGCCATAATTGGCTACCCCTTATCTAAATCCGCCACCAGACTGTACCCATCGCGCCCGCCACACGCCGTCATTCGTAACGGTCATCTTGACCCGAGCCGCCACCGCTGGTGTGTCCAACAGCAGCCCCTCAACACTGGCCGTTGCCGCAGCAAACGGTGCGTCGGCTGTGTACAGGCTATCTGGTTCAGGTTGAAGTGGTTTGAAGATCGCAAGATCGTTCGTGATCTCTACGGTCGCGGTAGCTCCCCCAGCCACCTCCGTCAATTCCAGATTCAACTCGAACGGGCTCTGGTATGTATCGAGCGGAGTCCATCGGCTCACTTGCGCGGTAGCCGCAATGATGCCTACAGACAGGTTGGTGAATGCGCCATCGATAGACATCGAGGAGATGAAGCTGAATGGAGCGACAGAGTTGACCGTACTGGATGCACCCGGCATCGTCACCAACTCGGTGTACGGATTGCCGTTTATGTCTCGTCCGGTAATAGTTACAATCGCCGCCGATCCAGTCAGGCCAGTCGTGAATCCAACCAGTGCTCCCATAGTCTGGGTTGACCGATCGATCTCAACAACACCGCTGTACACGTTGGTGGATGCCAACACTCCGCCCAACACAAGGTTCAACGGGAATGGTCCAGTGACATCGGTGGCTTGCACAGAATACCCGTCAGGGTCTGCTGCTTGCATCGTCAGGTTTTGAGTGATAACCCTCATGAGTTACCCCCCTTATCCGCTAAACTGAGCTACGCCGAAAGCTAGAACCGTACTTCTACCCGCTGGTTTCGCGATCAGCTTGATCGGCTTCACGCCGTCAAGGGCAGTTGAAGGATCGTACGTGCCCCGAACATCGCCGGTTGCCGCCGTGGCCGTAGCCGAGTCCGCAACAACCAAAGCGCCAGCAGCAGGAACAGCGTTGACGTTGTTCTCGTTGCCGATGTATAGGTCGCCCGCGGCGTCGATTCGGTATGGAAGACCGAGGTCTGTTCCGCTTCCGATGGTTACTGCACCAGCACTGGTTGCGCTTGATGAGATCGATGTGATCGTCTTAAACGCTTTCAGAGTTTCGACAACCGTTGTGCCGTTCATGGTCACGGTAGCTTGTACCGCGGCACCATAAATGTCAGTACCGGTGATTGTCAGCACCTGAGTGGTATCGCCTACGTTGGCAGAGACGGCCTGCACAGAGCGTGCAACGTCCGCTATACCTACACCAGCGACTGCTAGAGCGCCGGTAATCAACACTGCGCCGGCAGGGAGGGTGGCAGACAGACTATATCCATCCACGTCTTCGAGAGCTGGGGTTCCAAGATCGAATTCGATCAGGCCCAGTCGGGGAATACCGCGGCCACCATCATTGGCACCGGGCTTATACGCATCTCCGGAGAAGATATTCTCCGCATGTGAGATCGTATGGGAGTTGTTTCGAACAGCCATATTATCAGTCCTGTGGACGGTCAGCCATCACCTGACCAGATCAGTTATGCCGCAACTGATGAAATCTGCGGTAGAAAAAAACAGCCCCGCCCCATTCTGAGGGGCGAGGACTTTAGCCTGCTATACGGCAGCGCCTTCTGAAGCAAACGCTCCACGGTAGTCGGACCAGCCGAAGCTGTAACGCTCACGCGCCTTGTACCGCATGTTGCCTGTTTCGAAGTCGCCTTCGATACCACGGCTGACTTTCTTGCGCACCATGTGCTTCAAGCCGTCAGGGCAATCCGTGATAATGAACCAAGCATCCGCGTCGGTCAATCTGTGATTAACCTTCACGCCCTTGGGGAACATCCCCATGGTCTTCAGGGCGTTTACATCGTTATCCGATGTTCCGCTCCGGAGAGAGCTGGACAAAATTCGCTCCGTGATGAACTGGAGTTCTGTCGGGATGACGATACAGTACGCCATTACCGCGATAGGAATTCCTCGCTCATCCACCCAATCAGCGATCTGAATGAGTGATTCCTCCAATGAGGCCTCGGAGATGTCGGCTGGGGTTGCCAGCTTGTTGCTCTGAGTCCCACCACCCCATAGAGGGTGCGCGGTGCTGAACAATGAAACATTGTCGCCACCGGGGAAAAGGGAGTCGAATCCGTTGTTCAGTATGTTGCTACCCTTGACTTCCTTCGTATGTTGCAACGAACGAGCCAGAGCCTTGGCATACTTTGCGCCCAATGCGCCGTACAGACCGTCTTCCTCAGCTTCCTCGGTGATCGAGAAGGCGAGAGCGATAGTCTCGTGATTGTATCGAGCGACGTAGGATTCTGCTCCTTCGTCGTATTCGACTGAAGCGCCCTCACCCTTTACAGGTGCGGCACCAAAGCCTGCCATCAATACGTCTTCCTCAAAGGCCTTGCGTGAAGTGTTCACGGCAAAGAAGCCGCGCCATTCCTCGGGATATGACTTGTAAGCCATACCGAAAACGGCGTTGAGACCTTCTTGGAGTTGCTTGCGGAAATCTGCGCGATTAAGAGCCATTACGCACCCACTATTCCGGCCCGCTTAGGCCGTGCAAATTGGACGATAGCCAACTGGGTAGTTCCGTCACGTTTACTGATCTCGTTGATCACGACTACGCTATTCGCAGTAATCGCTGTATCCGTGTTGGCAGCATCCAGAGAGGCAGTGCTCTTACCAGTCGTGTCATCACCACCAGTTCCGAGACCCGGTGAAAGGTCTGCGAATTCGCCGACATTGGTCTGAACCAAATTTGCAGTTGATTTAATCAAGAACTGCTCGTCAGGGTTGTCGAATACTCGAGCCTTCACTTTCGTGCCAGTCTTAACGGCACCCGGTGCAGGCCAGTATGGTGAGAAACGAGTGTCCCCATTCGTGTCGATGTATTCCACGCCATCAAAGACGCCGAGGATCACATCAGTCGCGGCCACTAGAACTCTGACGTAACCGTCAGTGAAAAGCGTTACTGGCTGCCCCGAGTAAATCTTCGTGGCATAGGTGCCAAGAATCTCGTACTCGTTGCTACGCGAAGGAGTTCCAGACGCAGCCCTCACTGGCGCAAAGCCACGAGGTCCGTTTGGATTTTGACTGAAAGACATACTTTCGTTCTCCATGGTTAAAATTTTCCGACCGGAGAACCGGGGACCCGTTGCGAGCCCCCCGTCTTTTCAGATTGGTTACTCGGCTGGGTCTGTTGGAACCCTAAGTCGGCGCTTAGTGACCTGAGTCTTGCTTGACTGAGCAATCCGTGGTCCGCCGCGTGCGACATTCCGAAGATCATTCTCGATACCTTCGATCATGCGATCCCGCTTGGCCCGATAGTGGGCGTTACGCTGCATCGCCTTTCGAACAGGCATCTCGCAAAGAATCAAGTCCTCAACACCGATACATTCCC